TCGTATTTGCCCACGCCAGGGTTGTAAATCTTTTCAATCACAATCGCCGCATTTTGCACTATGCACCATAGCTACATGGTTTACGGGAGCACTCTAACCCTGTAGGTCATGCCTACATGACCCACATGGTGGCCGGTGGCCGGTGGCCGGTATCGCAGGCACTGCGATCCGGTTGGCACTGCCAACACTGCCAACACTGCCAGGCACAAACCCTTACCATTCTGCTAACTATATGCTTGTCATTCTGACTAGCATTACCCTTGCCATTTTGCCTAGGGATTGCTTGCCATTCTGACTAGTATTTGCTTGCCATTTTGCGTAGGGTTTTAGCCAGGGGGAGGGGGTAGGGCCGAGCGATTGGGCCAACGTAAACGGAGGGGCCACAAACAAAATTTTTTTTTAATGTAAACTTCCAGCACACGCCTCCCAGGCGCAGGAGAACCGATTGTTCAAGTCACTGCCGCTTACTGTCCGACACGTCCAAGCGACTGAATCGCGCTTGCAGGCGATATACGACGCTGCCAAGCTGGGGCTCAAGGGCGACACGCTGGCGCTGGCTTCTGGGATGCGGCCTGAAGAGTACCGGCACCTGTGCCAATTTGACGCACTGGCCGAGATGGCCGCAATCAAAGGCAAGGCTGATGGCGAGCGCGAGATGGCCGACATCCTGCACAAGGCGGCCCGAGAGGGCGACGCCAAGGCGGCGCTTGAGATTCTCAAGCACCAGCACGGCTGGGTCGCCAAGCAGTCCATCACGGTGGACATTGACCAGCGCATATCCATCACGCAGGCGCTGCAAGAAGCAGAGATGCGCGTCATTGAGGTAGTCGATGCAGTCCACCAGATACAGCGCTGAAGACGAACAAGCCCTGATGGCGCGTCTGTGGACGCCGCGCATCAAGGACAACCCGCTCAATTTTGTGGCTTTGGTATTCCCGTGGGGTGTCAAAGGCACGCCGCTGGAGAACTTCAAAGGGCCGCGCAAGTGGCAGCGCGAGGTGCTGCAAGACATCGCCGAGCATATCGAGGCAAACAAAGGGCTACTGGACTTCAATGTGCTGCAAAGCGCCATCTCGTCTGGGCGCGGTATTGGCAAGTCGGCCTTAGTGTCATGGATCACCATCTGGATGCTGGCAACCCGCATCGGCTCGACGACCATCATCTCGGCCAACTCCGAGTCTCAACTCAGAAGTATCACCTGGGCCGAGATTACCAAGTGGCTGGCGATGGCAATCAATAGCCACTGGTTTGAGGTCAGCGCCACGCGGGTGATGCCCGCTAAGTGGCTAACCGAACTGGTTGAGCGGGACTTGAAGAAGGGCACCAGGTACTGGGGCGTCGAAGGGCGGCTGTGGTCAGCGGAGAACCCCGACGCCTACGCGGGTGTGCATAACTACGACGGCGTGCTGGTGGTGTTCGACGAGGCGTCGGGTATCGACGACACGATCTGGGCGGTGACTGCGGGCTTTTTTACTGAGAACACGCCCAATCGTTTCTGGCTGGCGTTCTCCAACCCCCGCCGCAACACGGGGTACTTCTACGAGGCGTTTAACTCCAAACGGGCGTTTTGGAAAACCAAGGTGGTGGACGCGCGCACGGTAGAGGGTACGGACAAACAGGTCTACGAGCGGATCATCCAAGAGTACGGGCCGGACTCATCGCAGTCGCACGTCGAGGTCTACGGGATGTTCCCAAGCGCGGGGGATGACCAGTTCATCGGCTCGGACATAGTGGACGAGGCCATGAAGCGGGAGAAGTACAAAGACTTGTCCGCGCCCATCATCATTGGCGTCGATCCGGCGCGCTACGGCGCGGACGCGACAGTCATAGCCGTGCGCCAGGGACGGGATATTATTAACATAACGCGGCATCGGGGCGACGACACGATGACGGTCGTGGGGTATGTGATCGACGCGATTGAAGAGTACAAACCAACTTTGGTGGTAATCGACGAGGGCGGGTTGGGGGCTGGTATTGTGGACAGGCTCAAGGAGCAGCGGTACAAGATTAAAGGTGTGAACTTTGGAAATAAGTCTAAAAACCCGATAATGTACGGAAATATGCGCGCGCAGATGTGGGGTGAGATGCGGGAGTGGTTGAAATCTGCTAGTATCCCGACCGACAGGTTTTTGAAGACGGATTTGATTTCGCCTAAGATGAAGCCTGATTCACGTGGAACAATCTTCTTGGAGAGCAAGAAAGAAATGAAAGCACGGGGCTTAGCATCACCAGACGCAGCGGACGCTATATGCGTGACGTTTGCTTTTCCTGTGGCTCACCGCGAGTATACTGAGCCGACTCGCCGCTATAACGCTCAAGACGGCGCAATGCACACATCATGGATGGGCTCATGAAAAAAGTATCTCTTAGTGTTGGACGCGGCGAGAAGCTGCCCACATCCAAAGGCGCTGGCCTGACTGCCAAGGGTCGCGAGAAGTACAATGCCGCAACCGGCTCCAATCTTAAAGCGCCAGCCCCAAATCCCAAGACCAAAGCAGATCAGGGCCGCAAGGATTCATTTTGTGCAAGAATGGGCGCTGTAGCGGCCAACGCCAAAGACGGCGAACGCGCTAAAGCAGCTCTTAAACGTTGGAAGTGTTGATATGGCTACCAAACCTGGACTGTACGCAAACATTCACGCCAAACAGGCACGCATCAAAGCTGGCTCTGGCGAGAAGATGAACAAAGTCGGCAGTAAAGCAGCGCCTTCGGCTAAAGATTTTAAAGATTCAGCAAAGACTGCGAAGAAAAAATAATGGCCGATTACACAGGCATGGTGGCGGTAGGCAATGTCGCCAACGGTGGCGGTAAGAAGGATGACGACTCCAACGTACTGGCAACTGCCCGCAGCCGCTTGGATATGGCAATATCGGCGCTGTCTGAGTCCCGCGAGGATGAGATTGACGACCTGAAGTTCTACGCCGGAAGCCCAGACAACCATTGGCAGTGGCCTGCCGATGTGCTGGCGACTCGCGGCGCGGTGCAAGGGCAGACGATCAACGCCCGCCCGTGCCTTACGATTAACAAACTGCCGCAGCACGTTCGGCAAGTCACCAATGACCAACGACAAAACCGCCCAACAGGCAAAGTTATTCCAGCCGACGACAAGGCCGACGTTGACGTTGCCCAAATCTTCAACGGCATGGTCAGGCATATTGAATACATCTCGGATGCAGATGTCGCTTACGACACCGCCTGCGAAAACCAAGTCTCCTACGGCGAAGGTTACTTCCGAATCCTGACCGAGTATTGCGACGACAATACCTTTGACCAAGACATAAAAATTGGCCGGATTCGCAATAGTTTTTCGGTCTACATGGATCCGGCAATCCAAGACCCGTGCGGCGCGGACGCCAAGTATTGTTTTGTGACCGAAGACATCCGCAAAGACGATTACCAGCGGATGTACCCCGACTCAGCGCCGATTACTACCTTGCAAACGTTAGGTGTGGGCGATCAAAACCTGTCTCAGTGGCTCAATGAGGACACCATTCGCGTTGCAGACTACTATTACGTCGATTACGACAAGGCAACGCTCAATTTGTACCCTGGCAACGCCACGGCCTTTGAGGGGACGCCTGAAGACAAGCAATTGCGGGCCATGTACGGCAAGCCAAAGAAGTCTAGGCAGTCTGACCGGCCACGGATCAAGTATTGCAAGATAAACGGATACGAAATCTTGGAAGAGCGCGAGTGGGCGGGCAAATACATCCCCATTGTCCGCATTGTGGGCAACGAATTTGAGGTTGATGGTCGTTTGTACGTGTCTGGCTTGGTGCGAAACGCCAAGGATGCCCAGAGGATGTACAACTATTGGGTGTCCCAAGAGGCAGAGATGCTGGCTTTGGCTCCCAAAGCGCCATTTATCGGCTACGGTGGGCAGTTTGAGGGCTACGAAAACCAATGGAAGACCGCTAACACAACCAACTGGCCGTATTTGGAGGTTAACCCTGACGTTACAGACGGTGCGGGCGCTACGCTGCCACTACCCCAGCGTGCCCAGCCGCCAATGGCCTCCAGCGGGCTGTTGCAAGCTAAAGCAGGCGCTTCTGAGGACATCAAAGCGTCCACCGGCCAGTACAACGCTTCTTTGGGCATGACATCCAACGAGCGCTCGGGAAGGGCGATTCTTGCGCGTCAGCGCGAGGGTGATGTTGGGACGTACCACTTTGGTGACAACTTGGCTCGTGGCGTGCGGTATCTAACCCGCCAATTGATTGACCTGATACCTAAAATCTACGACACCCAGCGCATCGCCCGCATCATTGGTGAGGACGGCGAGACAAGCATGGTCAAGATTGACCCGATGCAGGCCGAGCCGGTCAAAAAGATCGTGGATCAAAACGGCATTGTGATTGAAAAGATTTACAACCCTGGCGTGGGCAAATACGATGTGGTGGCTACCACTGGCCCAGGCTACGCAACCAAGCGCCAAGAGGCGCTAGAGGCAATGGGTCAGCTACTGCAAGGCAACCCGCAGCTATGGCAAGTGGCCGGTGACCTGTTTGTCAAGAACATGGATTGGCCTGGTGCCCAAGAAATGGCAAAGCGTTTTGCCAAGACTATTGACCCCAAGTTAATGAGCGATGCCGATGAAAACCCAGAATTGCAAGCTGCACAGCAGCAGATGCAAGCTATGGGTCAGGAAATGGAGCAGATGCACGCCATGCTTCAGAACGTCGGCAAGTCTATTGAGATGCAAGAGCAACGCCGCAAGGATTACGAGGCTGAGATTAAGGCTTACCAAGCTGAGACACAACGCATCACTGCTACGCAAGCGGGCATGAACGAGCAGCAGATTCAAGATATTGCTATGGGCGTGGTAGCGGCTGCAATGGAGTCCAACAGTCAAATTGGCGGTATTCCTGAAATGCCAGAACAGCAGATGGACGTGGGCATGGAAGGTATGCCTGAAATGCCACAGCCTATGCCACCAATGGAGCAGCCACAATGACCGCCGCACAACTGATGGGGCTATTGTTCTTAGGCCGCAATGTGGCCCACAGTGTCCACTTGAACACCCGCAGCTACTCCAAGCACGTTGCGCTCAATATCTTTTATGAGCGCATTATTGGCGTTGCAGACGACTTTGCCGAAGCCTACCAAGGCCGTCATGGTTTAATTGGCCCTATTGCCATTCCAGCGGCTAAGAAGACCACAAACATCATTGAGTTCTTGCAGGCCCAGCTTGATGAGATTGAAAAAGGCCGCTACGAAGTCTGTGATAAGTCTGACTCAACAATTCAACAACTCATAGATAACATCATTGAGGTTTATCTGCGTACTCTGTATAAACTCCGCTTCTTAGCATAAGGAAACATCATGGAACTTTTAAACCCGTTAGCGGACACCAATTTTCCGGCCAAGTCCATTGCTTACACCGGCACTGCTGGCGTAACTGGTTCTTGGCCTGCTGGCGCACAAGGTGTGGTGGTTTGGTCTGACCAAGCTTGCCATGTGCTGGTTGGTGAAGGCGTTACGGCCACCACCTCTAGTACGCCAATGCCACCATTCACACCAATCCCATTTAAAGTGCCCTCTAGCGTTAGCGGCCAGTGGCGTGTAAGTGCAATTCAAGTGTCAACTGGCGGCACAATCTATTGCAAACCAATTAACATCCAATGAGTTTTTTTGGAATTCCCATTCGCAACGGGGTCTCAATTGGCCTTGGAAGCATTGTTTCGCTTTTGTCGGGATACGCGGATGCGACTGTGCAAAGCAATCTTTTAACTGAATCCGATGACAACCTTGTCCAAGAGGATGGCGGTTTGATTCTTTTGGAGTGACATAAATGGCCGTCTTTCTCTCCCCTGTGGGCGGCGCTGCGGCCCAGTTCTTTACCAACAGCGGTGTGATCCTGTCTGGGGGCAAACTGTATACCTACGCCGCAGGCACTACAACGCCAGCAGCTACTTTTACCAGTTCGTCGGGAAATACAAACCACACCAACCCAATTATTTTGGATTCGGCTGGGCGTGTCCCCGGGGGTGAAATTTGGTTAAGCGCATCGCCGTACAAATTTTTGATTAAAGATAGCAATGATGTTTTAATTGGCACCTATGACAACATAAGTGGCATTGGGGCTGCAAGCTACCAGGTAAACAATTTTACGGGTACAGGGTCACAGACGATATTTACGTTAAGCGCGGCTTCGTTGGGAGAAAACTTTACGTTTGTTTACATCAATGGCGTGTATCAGCAAAAAAATACATATGCCGTTTCTGGCACAACTTTGACGTTTTCACAAGCGCCGCCTAATACTTCATCCATTGAAGTCATATTCAATTAAGGAACAATCATGGCTGACACTAAAATCTCCGCACTGACCGCATCTACAACCCCGCTTGCTGGCACTGAGGTGCTTCCTATTGTTCAGTCGGGCACAACCAAGCAAGTCAGCGTTGCCAATTTGACAGCGGGTCGTGCAATTAGCGCAACGCAACTTACCTTGACAACGGGTAGTTTGATTGTTGCAAGCGGTCAAGGTGTGGATTTTTCTGCCACATCACATCCTGCTGGAATGACCAGCGAGTTGCTGAATGACTATGAAGAAGGTACTTGGACACCAGTTGTTAATTTTGGCGGCGCTGATGGCGGGTCTTCATACTTAACGCAATCTGGCTATTACACAAAAGTTGGAAATCAAGTTACTGTTTGGTGTTATGCAGAAATTATTGCGGCAAGCGCTGCAACGGGCGTTATGACTGTTTCTGGTTTGCCGTTTACTGCAACTGCCTCAAGCAATTTTCAAGCATTAGGTTCTGGTGGTTTAGACAATGCGGCATTGCCTGCTGACCAACCAGTTGCTAGAGTTTATACTGGACAATCAGCAATCACAATGATGTCTGGAACTGGCATCAATAACTGGGCTACTCTGACCGACACAGGCGTCAAAAACAATGGCCTTCGTGTTTACGCTACTGTCACTTATTCTGTGTGAGGCCACTATGTCATTGACCAAAGCAACTTTTTCCATGATCAACGGCGCGGTGTTTAACGTGCTGGACTACGGAGCTACAGGAAACGGATCAACGGACGACACTGCGGCAATTACGGCTGCTTTCACTGATGCTATTACAACCGCAAATGGCCCAGGAATCATCTTTTTCCCTAAAGGCATATACAGCGTTACGGCGCTTGATTTTGATATATCCAATGCTTCTATCCATTTTATGGGTGATGGCCTAGATTGTTCTGTTATACGCAAACGCGCCGGAACTACCACACCTGTTGTTAAAATTTATTCAGTAAGCACCAACCGAAGTTTAATTATTTCCGAATTAGACATTGACGGAAACAATCAATCTCAGGTTTCTTGCTTGCAGTTGTTGGACATTTACAATGCAAACATTAGAAATTGCCGTTTTCGACAAGCTGCAATCTATGGAATTAAAGCAGAAAGTCTTTTACTTAGCACCATTGAACGCTGCGTAATTGTTAATAATCTTGATGGTATTCAATTTAACAAAAGTACCACCGTTGGGTCTTCTTACTGCAATCAAAACGTAATTCGAGATTGTGTAATTCAAGGAAATTCTCGTCGGGGAATTTATTTTGGTGAAGGTAGCCAATTAAATATTCTAAATTGTGATTTTGAGCAAAACGGCGAAGAAGGAAACGATCAAACAGGCGCTATTTTTATTGATTCAACAATAGACGATGAAATTGGTTTTGGTTCTGCACACATTGATGGTTGCTGGCTGGAAGGAAATCAAGGTAATGGCATTTATGTAGCGGCTGCGCCGGGCGGCTTAGTTTCGGTTGCAAACACAAAGATTCTAGCGCCCAACACTGGTGCTAGTGCAGGGAGATGTATTAACACCGTTAACGGGCTTCGACAATTTTCAATGAGTGACACAATTTGTGTAGGCGGTAACGGAACAGTTGGTATTAATTCTGAAAATTTCTTTTTGTCAAATTGTTTTGTATTGAACTTGTCAAATAGCGCCGTTAATTACACAATTTCGCAGTTAAAAACTCAAACACTTGACAGCGTTCAAAAAACAACTAAGACCGAGTACCCGGCAGTGTCTGCCGCAACTGTGCAAAACAACACGTTGTTCCACGATTCTTCAAGTAATAAAATATCGTGGAAAGATGGCTCTGGCGTAGTCACCGCTTTGTACTAATTAATTGATCTAAAAACTGTGCTGGCCCAGATGACCAGAAATTGGTTTTGATTGGAGATCAAAATGGCGTTAGAAAAAGTTGAAATTGTTGACCGCATCGAAGTGGTTGAAAACGGCACTGTCGAAGTTCGCACCAAGACTGCTATTATCGAAGATGATAAGCAGATTAGTGCATCATTTCACCGCCACGTTGTTGTGCCTGGTGCTGATTACAGCACCGAGGATGCTAAAGTAAAAGCAATTTGCGCGGCTGTGCATACTGCTGGTGTGATTGCGGTTTACCAAGCGGCACAAATTCCAGCATAATGCTGACAAACCCTTACCGGCGAGGTTCACCGGGGAATCTTAGGATTCATTGAAATGACTGAAGAAGTCCAACAAAACCTAGCGGTAGTAGACCCCGCGCCGGAACAGGTAGCAACGGCTGTACCTGAAACCGAAGTTATCGCGCCGGAAGCAGAAGCACCCAAGACCTTCTCGCAAGAGGAACTTGATGCAGCTATTGGAAAACGCCTCGCAAGAGAGCAACGAAAGTGGGAACGGGAACAAGCACAGAGAGTTGTGGAAACGCAAACCTTGAGGGCTCCGGCAGCACAGTCTGTCGATCAGTTTGAAACGCCAGAGGCTTATGCCGATGCGTTGGCCTATCAAAAGGCCGAGCAATTGATCGCGCAGCGCGAAGCGGCCAAACAGCACTCGCAAGTTCTTGAGAGTTATCACGATCTGGAAGAGGAAGCCCGCGCTAAGTACGATGACTTTGAACAAGTCGCGTACAACCCCAAGCTGCCTATTACGGATGTGATGGCCGATACGATTCGGTCTTCGGATGTTGGGCCTGAGTTAGCTTACTACCTCGGAACTAACCCCAAAGACGCAGAGCGTATATCTCGCCTAGCCCCGCTTGCACAGGCAAAGGAAATTGGGAAGATTGAGGCCAAATTGGCGTCTGATCCTCCCATGAAACGTACTACATCAGCGCCAGCGCCGATTTCGCCTGTCACTGCCCGATCTACTGGATCACCGGCCTATGACACTACTGATCCACGGTCTACCAAGACCATGACGGATTCGCAGTGGATTGAAGCCGAACGCAAACGACAGATGAAGAAGTGGGAAGCGCAAAACCGCTAACTTTTTTTAAGGACTTTTTTCATGTCTAATAGTATCCTAACCATTGATATGATTACCCGGAAGGCTCTGGAGATTCTAGAGAACAACCTGGTACTCACCCGTAACGTAAACCGTCAGTACGACGACAGCTTTGCTGTCAGTGGTGCCAAGATTGGTTCTACTCTGCGTATTCGTCTGCCTGACCGCGCTTTGGTTACTGACGGTGCCGCCCTGCAAGTTCAGGACGACAACGAGCAGTTCACCACTTTGTCTGTCGCCTCGCAAAAGCATATCGGCGTGAACTTCACTTCCGCTGAATTGACCATGCAGTTGGACGACTTTGCAGAGCGTGTTTTGAAGCCTCGTATCAGCCAGTTGGCCTCCAGCATTGATGCTGATGTCGCCAATGCGTACAAAACCATTGGTAACACTGTCGGCACCCCCGGCACAACTCCTTCGACTTCTTTGGTGCTGTTGCAAGCCCAGCAGAAGCTGAACGAAAACGCCGCTGTAATGTCGCCTCGCTATGCAACGGTTAACCCCGCTGCAAACGCTGGTTTGGTTGAAGGCATGAAAGGCTTGTTCAATCCTACCGACACTATCAGCAAGCAGTTTAAGAACGGCATGATGGGTACGGGCGTGTTGGGCTTTGATGAAGTCAATATGTCTCAGTCGATCAAGCAGCACACTACTGGTTCGCGCAGCGCTACCGCTTCTACATTGGTTAAGACCCCCGGCGTTACTTCCGAAGGTTCTTCGACCATTTTGTTGGAGCAAGGTTCCGTTTCTACAACCATTAAAGCTGGTGACGTGTTCACAATCAGTGCTTGCAATGCTGTCAATCCTCAGACCCGTGAAACCACTGGTTCTTTGTTCCAGTTTGTAGCCTTGGCTGACGCCACTGCTTCGTCTGGTACTTGGACTGTGACCGTTGCAGCTATGTACTCGGCTGCTCACGCACTGGCTACTATGGATGCTCTGCCTGCAACTGGCGGCGTTGTGACCTTTGTAGGCACCGCTTCTACTGCTTACGCACAGAACTTGGTCTACCACAAGGACGCCATCACGTTTGCTACCGCTGACTTGTTGATGCCTCAAGGTGTTGACATGGCTGCCCGTGCAGTTCATAACGGTATCAGCTTGCGCGTTGTTCGTCAGTACGACATCAACAACGACCGTATGCCTTGCCGTATTGACGTGCTGTATGGCTTTAGCACCATTCGTCCACAGATGGCTTGCCGCATCTGGGGTTAAATTGAATGCCCCTTCGGGGGCTTCATTTCGTAACATTTTTTAAGGAAATTTATCATGGCTTTACCTAATGGCGCAGGCGGTTACCAAGTTGGTGCAGGCAACCGTCAAGAAACTATCATGGGCGCAATGGCCGCTCCTCAGACGGCTACGGCTACTGCAACCCTAACGGCAGCGCAAATTGTCAATCAGATGCTGGTGGCTAACCCCAGCGGCTCTGCGGCAGTCTATACGCTTCCTACAGGCGCGTTGATTGACGTTGCTGTTCCCAATGCTACTGTTGGTAGCACTTTTGACGTGGCAATTGTCAACATCGGCACTAGTTCCGGCACGGTAACTTTGGCTGCAAGCACTGGTGTAACTGATGGCGGCAACGCTTTCGTTGCTATCGCTGTGACATCTAGCCAGACGTTCCGCTTCCGTAAGACTGGTGACGGCACTTACGTTGTGTATAACTTGGGCTAAACCGAATGGGGCTTCGGCCCCGTTTTTTAAGGAATTAATATGCCAAATACCAAATCAATTGGTGTCGCTTATGAAGACCAGCAGCTTGACGGCGCGGTAATGGGTAAGTCAGGTGGTACTGCCGGATTTTTCGGTGCTACCCCTACTAACCAACTTGCGGCGTTGACTTCGCTGAACTTCTCGACCCTCACCACTGCAAGCGTCGGCGCTTTGACCACCGCTCAGATTTCTGCCCTGCAAACTAATGTCAATGGCATTATTACAGGTCTAAAATCTTTGGGGATCATGGCTTCGTAAACGAAAGGGAAGGGGGCCACAAGCCCCCTTTTCAGTATGAACATTTACCTTTCCCACCCCGTTCATGGCCGCAAAGTGGCGACTATGGAACTTGAAGCAGCCTATGATGAAACAAACGGCTGGACACGATATACTCTGGATACGCCCCAAGTCACCGAGGCGGCTCCTGTTAACGCACTGGAAGTAAAGCGCCGTCGTAGAACCGAACCCGAAGGAGCCTAGTCATGGCGACATACACCGCTGGCGAGCAGATTAACCGAGCCCTTCGATTGCTTGGCGTGCTGGCTGAAGGCGAGGCTACTTCTGCGTCAGTGTCTCAAGACAGCTTGATGGCGCTAAACCAGATGATTGATAGCTGGAATACCGAACGTCTGTCGGTGTTCAGCACTCAAGACCAAATGTTTACCTGGCCTGCCGGTTTTATCAATCGCACCCTTGGCCCAACAGGCAACTTTGTAGGCAACCGCCCCGTGTTGCTGGATGACGCGACCTACTACCGCGACCCAGGCACCAACGTCAGCTTTGGCATTAAATTTATTAACCAGCAGCAGTACGATGGTATTGCTGTCAAGACGGTAACGTCAACTTACCCACAAGTTATTTTTGTCAACATGACATATCCTGATATTGATATGTTCATTTACCCCAAGCCCACACGGGACTTGGAATGGCACTTTATCAGCGTTCAAGAGTTAACCCAGCCTGCCAACTTGGCGACCAACATCTTGTTCCCGCCTGGTTACTTGCGGGCTTTTACTTACAACTTGGCTTGCGAAATAGCCCCTGAGTTTGGCGTAGAGCCCAGCCCCCAAGTGCAGCGCATTGCTATGACCAGCAAGCGCAACTTGAAACGCATCAACAACCCTGACGATGTAATGTCTATGCCTTACGCCATTGTGGCGACTCGTCAACGCTTTAACATTTACGCAGGAAACTACTAACATGGCAACTATCGCAATCTCATCTCTCCCCGTCGCAACTGCTGCTGCCGTTGGTGATGTCTTGCCAATTGTGCAAGGCGGCACAACTAAACAAGTCACTAATGCGCTGCTGTTTACCAGCCCCACATTGGTAACGCCTGCGCTTGGTACGCCTGCAAGCGGCGTTTTGACCAATTGCACGGGGTTACCTGTTGCAACCGGTGTAAGCGGCTTAGGTACTGGCGTAGCTACATTTTTGGCAACACCAAGCAGCGCCAACTTACAAACGGCTTTGACGGATGAAACAGGTACAGGGTCTGCCGTATTTGCGACTACGCCAACTTTGGTAACCCCTGTTCTTGGCGCAGCCACAGGCACAAGCATTTCGCTAAGTAGCTTTAGCGCCGTAAGCGCTGCGGCTCCTACGATTGCAAGCGCAACAACTATTGCCCCAACAACCCCAATTGCGTTTGTTTCAGGAACAACGGCAGTTGTGAATATCACCGCTGCCGCGCCAATTTCTACTGGGGGCGGCGCAATTACGTTAATTCCAACTGGCATATTTACTTGGACAACAGCGGGGAATATTGCTTTAGCGGGCACAGCGGTGGTTAGTAAGGCATTAACAATGACTTACGACGCTACGACAACTAAGTGGTATCCAAGTTACGTCGCATGAAAACGCCTATCCTTGGTTCAACCTATGTGGCCCGCAGCGTCAATGCTGCGGATGCCCGCATGGTTAACTTGTTTCCCGAGATTGTGCCCGAGGCAGGCAAGGAACCAGGCTTTCTAAACCGAGCGCCTGGGCTAAACTTACTTTCAACGGTAGGCACCGGCCCGGTTCGAGGGTTGTGGGCGTTTTCATCTAGCGACAGCACGGCCTTTGTGGTGTCGGGCACCGAGTTGTACAAGATTAACACTTCGTATGCCGCTACGCTGATTGGCACGGTGGCTGGCACCGGCCCTGTCAGTTTGGCCGACAATGGCACTCAGTTGTTCATTGCGGCCAATGGCCCAAGTTACATATATAACAACACCACAAACGCCTTTGGTCAAATCACTGACCCTGACTTCCCAGGCGCTGCAACTGTCTGCTATCTAGATGGTTACTTTGTGTTCAACGAGCCAAACAGCCAATTGATGTGGGTAACTCAGTTGCTGGACGGCACATCCATTGACCCACTTGAATTTGTCAGCACCGAAGGCTCACCTGACGGTTTACTGGCCGTAACGTCCAACTTCCGCGAGGTGTGGGCCTTTGGCACAAACTCGATTGAGGTCTGGTTTGACTCTGGCGCTACAGACTTCCCCCTGCAACGCATCCAAGGCGCGTTTAACGAGTTAGGCTGCGCTGCCCCTTACTCTATAGCCAAGATGGACAACGGCCTGTTTTGGCTTGGCCGTGACCGCCGTGGTCAAGGTATTGTCTACCGCGCCAATGGCTATTCGGGCGTTCGCATTTCTACCCATGCTGTTGAATGGCAGATTCAGCAATACGCTGATTTGTCAGACGCTATTGCGTACACATACCAACAAGACGGCCACAGCTTTTATGTGCTAATTTTTCCTACTGCCAATACCACTTGGGTTTATGACGCGGCAACGCAAGCCTGGCATGAGCGTGCGGGCTTTGACAATGGTGAATTTACCCGCCACCGCAGTAACTGCCAAATGGCGTTTAACAACAAGATCGTTGTTGGCGACTATGAGAACGGCAACATTTATGCGTTTGACTTGGACGATTATTCAGACAACGGCAGCATTCAAAAGTGGTTGCGTTCATGGCGGGCGCTGCCAACCGGCCAAAACAATTTGAAGCGCACGGCGCATCACAGCTTGCAACTGGACTGTGAAACAGGCGTGGGGCTAAATCTGTACCCTGGCTATGACAGCGAAAATATTGACACTGAGTCAGGGTTAGACCTTGTAGCTGAATACGTACAAACGTTTTTAGCAACGCAATCGGGCGTTACTTTAACTACCGAGGCCGGGGACGGTTTTCAGCCTTTAGGCCAATACGAACTGTCGGATACCGATATTAGCGGGTACAACTTAGTGACCACAGCTTATCCGGCTGCACCAGGCTACGATCCTGAAGTCATGCTGCGCTGGTCAGATGATGGCGGTCATACTTGGAGCAACGAACATTGGTCACCAGTTGGCAAAATCGGTGCGTATGGTCACCGAACCTTTTGGCGTCGGCTGGGCATGACTTTGAAATTGCGCGATAGGGTCTATGAATTGTCGGGCACTGACCCTGTAAAAATTACAATCATGGGCGCTGAACTTATTTTGAGTCCAACAAATGCCTAGCCCTAACGCTACGCCAACACCAATCACGCCACCGCGAGTGCCGTTGGTTGACCCTCGCACGGGCTTGATTGATCGCGCTTGGTACTTGTTTTTCTTGTCGCTCAACAACATTGCGTCTGCTGTTGTTGATAATAGTGATATTGGTACTAATACTGATTCTTTGCTTGCGTCCTACGATGCGGCGCTTCGCTCGGTCAATCAGGAATTGCAGACCCTGCCGCCAGTAGTCACTTTGCCAGCGCCTGACGTATTGGGCGACTCATCTGCCTTAGAGTCCCAAATAGCCGAAATGCAAAAGCAGATTCAAGGCTTGCAGCTTGCCCCGCCGCCAAGGGAATTCAAACGCAGCCGGTATGGGTCGTTTTACGACACCACTACGCAGACCGCCACGGTTATCAACACAGCCACGGCAATCACGTTTAACACGACAGACCTTAGCAACGGGGTATTTATTGGCACGCCTACTTCTCGAATTATTGTTGACACTGAGGGAATTTACAACTTTGATACATCGTTTCAGTTGGATAAGACCGCAGGCGGCACGGCAATATTTGATTTTTGGTTTCGCCTTAACGGTGTTGATGTAACAGACAGTTGCAGCCGAATTAGAATTCAGGGCAACAATGCTGAGATTTTTTCATCGTTAAATTTCTTTTTTGATCTCAAAGCGAACGACTATGTTGAGCTAATGTTCTCGGTCACTGACCTTACTGTTGAAATTACTGCTTTCGCTGCTTCAGCACCCCATCCAGGCATCCCGTCCATAATTATCACAGTCAACAACAACATCGGAGGTTTCCAATGACCGTATCAGTAAAAGTGCTTGTACCCGCAAAGTTTGCCGAAGCAACCCAAGTTACCCAGTACACAGCTACCGGCGTCACGGCCATCATTGACAAGTTCACCGCGACTAACATCACTGCCACAGCAGCAACGATCAGCGTGAACTTGGTCACCTCGGCTGGGTCTTCTGGTAACACCAACTTGATTACCAAGACCAAGACGCTTCAGGCTTCTGAGGTCTACACCTTCCCTGAACTGGTGGGCCAAGTGCTTGGTGTTGGCGACTTTATCAGTACCATTGCTGGCACTGCCAGCGCAATTAACATCCGCGTTTCTGGGCGTGAGGTGACTTAATGATTCACCACCACTTTAGTTCAGGTGTGTACGCTAAAGAAGCGTTTATTTCTGCGGGTCAAATTTTAGTGCAGCACGCGCACAAACATGACCACCTATCTATTTTGGCTAGTGGGTCTGTGGAACTTATCGTAAACGGCGTTAAATCCATTGTTAACGCCCCCGCTTGTTTGACTATAGCGGCAGGGCAACATCACGGCGTAAAATCAATTACAGACGTTGTTTGGTATTGCATACACGCCTCTGATTGCACTGATGAAGACGCGATTGATGACCTGTTAATTGTGCCTGGGGATATTGACCAGGCGCGTAATATTGCTCAGTGTCTGAGCGAAGGAGTTTGATATGCCTTGGATGATCCCCGCCGCAATTTTTGGCAGTTCGTTGCTTGGTGCAAATGCCGCCAGCAAAGCCGCTGATACTCAAGCAGGCGCTGCTGACCGCGCTGCTGAGTTGCAGTACAAAATGTACCAAGAAAATGTGCAGCGGCAACAGCCTTTCTTAGAGGCTGGAGTAGGGGCGCTTAACAAGCTGACCGCTGCGGCTGATTACAAGCCGTTTGGGATGGATCAATATAAAGCAGACCCAGGCTACGCATTTCGTCTATCTGAAGGCCAAAAAGCACTTGATCGTCAAGCCGCTGCCCGTGGTGGCTTGATCTCCGGTGGGGCTTTAAAGGCTGCTGCCCGTTATGGGCAAGACATGGGTTCGCAAGAGTACATGAATGCATTTAACCGTTATCAAACTGAACGCTCTGCCATGCTCAATCCGCTGCAAAGTTTAGCGGGTGTGGGCATGACTACCGCCAATACTTTAGGCGAGGCCGGTCGATCATACGGCGCAGGCGCTAGTGAAGCATATATGGGGGGTGCTAACGCCCGCGCGTCTGGATACGTTGGTGGTGCAAATGCGCTTACCAGCGGTTTAGGATCGTACTTAAACTACAGCCAAGGGCAAGACTATTTAAATAGATTGCGGCCCCCTACACCTTACGGCCCCCCGCAAACAGTTACCGGCTATCAAGGTTAAGGAGCAATCATGCCACTAGACACACGAATTGCTCTTGGGGTTCAGCCGCTTCAGCTTGCTGATCCATTGGCACGGGAAGGCCAAGTACAAAACATTTTGGCCTCGCAAGCCCAGCAACGCGCTGCCGGTATGCAACAACAAAACGCTCAAATGCAAATGGATCAGGCGCAACGTCAACTTCGACAAGATGAAGATTACGTTAGCCAAATGACAAAAGCCATAGGAGAAAATGGTGGCCCATCAGACATGATGCAAGCATTTCGAATAATGGCAACGCACAGAGACCCTCGAGTTTCGCAACAAGGCGTAACGGGGTTGCAATCTTTGCGGCGATTGGACGAGGCAAAGAAAGCTGGCATTTATGGTGCGCCTGCGCCTGTCATACCAAACGCTGGCCCTACACCTGGCGCAATGGGCTCAGGCACATTTGGTATGGATCAAAACGTGCCTATGTTTAACCAGCGTAATGTCCCACCACTTAACTTGACTACGCCTGCGGTTAACCAACTGACGCCGCCTGCCGCTGCGCCTGTTAATCAGCTTGCGGCAGCGCCACCAGCAGACGTTGCAAAAACCTTGCAAGCTGAGTTTACGAGGCTGTCTCAATTTACAGATTTGCCGGGTGTTAAAGAACGAATGGATTTGATTAAAGATCAGTTGAAAGAACTAAGCACGCCTCGCGTTGTTGGTAGGAATCTGGTAACCGGCAGCGGTAAAACTATTTTTACCGCGCCACAAGATGTGACGCTATCGACTTTGGCTAGATTACAGAGTGAATTCGCTGCGTTGCCGCCGGGCGATCCGCGCATCCCACAATACGTGGCGGCGATTAACAAAGAAACTACTCGCGCACCTGGAACGGTGGTTAACATTGACAATAAACAAGAGGGGGCGTTTGCAACTGGGCTTGGCAAAGGTCAATCCGACCGAATTCTGGCTAATCAAGTAGTGGCGCAAGACGCAGCGGCAATTTTAGAAACTAACCAAGTTGGTCGTAATCTTCTTAAAGCTGGCGCAATTACGGGCACAGGCGCTGATTTTCTTGTGGGCTTTAACAACGCGCTTAAACAAGCTGGCGTTGATTTTGGCTACGCAGATGCTGCGTCTAATTCGCAAGCCTATGCGGCTGCAATGGGCGCTAACGTAGGCCGGATCATTAAACAATTTGGCGCGGGCACTGGTTTGTCTGACGCTGACCGCGAATACGCAGCGCAAATAGCGGGTGGGAAAATTGGCCTTACTGAAGCCTCGTTGCGTAAAATTCTTGAGATTAACGACAGAGCGGCAAATCGCGTAATTGATTTGCACAACAAAAACGTAAGCGGCATTAAAACTAACATTCCGCTTACCGTAGATAAGCCCACCTTTGCCGCGCCCCCGCCATCTGGCGCAAACTTAATTCCAGGCTCAACACCCGCTGCGGCTGTTATACCGCAAAGTGCAATTAATGCGCTTAAAGCAGGCAAGGGCACTGACGCGCAGTTTGATGAGATATTTGGGGCTGGCGCTGCAAAACGCGCAAGGGGAGGCAAATAAATGGCCGCTAATCCGTTTGCTGAGTTTGCTACCCCGCGAGAAAACCCGTTTACGCAATTTGCCGTTGCGCCGCAGCCTACGGAAATGCCTGCCCCGCGCCAGCCTACTAGCGCGTTAACGCAGTTTGGCCGCTCTGTGGCGTCCTTGGCCGACGTGACTTTGGGCGGCATCATACCTGGCGCGGCGCAGTATTTAATGCCGCCCATGTTGCGTGCGGCTGGCCGCAGCCCAGAGCAAGCCACGGCGTCTACGCAAGCGCTTGTAAGCGCCGTGGACAGGCCATTTGGAAAGGCTTTTGGTGTGGCTGAAACGCCTGAATACCAACAAGAGGCTGGCCGTCAGGTAATGGACTTTATCGGCCAAAATTTCCAAAAAGGCGCTAAGTTTATTTCTGACAAAACAGGTTTGCCGGTTAGCGATGTTGAGAACATGATGGCATCGCTGACAATAGCTGCACCAAAAATTGCGCCGCCAGTTGTTCGTGCGGTTAAGGAAGTTACCGCGCCGGTCATACAACAAGTTAAGACGGGCGCTCAACTGCCATTTGAGCCAATGCTCCAAGCCAAACGTGAGCGTTTGTCCGCAGAGTCTTACGCCAAAGGCCCGCAACTAGACGCGGCTGCGGAAGCCCAGCGGTTAAAACTTGTGCTTAACCCAACGGATATCGAAAACTCAATTTCAGCTAGGGCTTATTCAGCAGCGGCTGGCCCTCGCGGCCCTGAAGCATTGGCAGCGGCTAACCGCCCTCGCGTCAATGAGATTGCAAAAAATGAGTTGGGTCTTGACCCATCGGCGTCATTGACTAGCCCTGCACCTTTTAAACAGGCCCGTGCCAACCTAGCTGGGCCGTATGATGACGTAAGCAAACTGCCGACGTTGACGGCAGATGAAGCAACCATTGCAAACCTAAACGGTATTCGTAAAAACGAAAAAATAATTGGTGGAGAAGGCGTTGCCAAGAAAGTAGACAAACTAGTAGATGACGCCATAGCCAAAACACAAGCTGGTTTAAATGGCTCTGAACTGCTTAACAACGTGCGGACGTTGCGCGCCGATGCCAAAAAGATTTACAACAATCAAAGTGCCACACCAAAACAATTGGCTATTGCTGATGCAAATTTAGCCATAGCCAACCAATTAGAGTCAATGATCGACTCTAATATTTCTAACCCCAAACTGTTGGGTGAGTGGCGTGACGCCCGCCAAAAGATGGCGCGCACCTATGCTTACGAGAGCGCGACCAATTTCAACACCGGCATGGTTGACGTGTCCAAGCTGGCGCGGCTTACGTCCAAAGACAACGCGCTTACGGGAGATATTGCATCGCTTGGAAAAATTGCGGGTAATTTTCCTGAAGTTTTTACTACCGAGCCAACATCTAAATTTTTTAGCGCGCCGCGTCTTACTCGCTCTGGCGTCCCTGGCGGCGCGGGTGCGTTAATCGGCTCACAATTTGGATTGACGGGTTCTATTCTTGGCGGCTTAGCTGGCGGCGCAATAGGTGAGTTTGGCGGTGCAATCGCGGCTAATCGTTTGGCATCGCCAGCATATCAAGCAGGCTTAAAGTTACAAGACTTTCGTATCCCCGTTAACCAAATGGCAACGGCTGCTGCACCCATACCGCAAAATCGTGCGGTCGTTCCATTTGACCCCCGCAATGCGCTGGTGCAGCCTACTGATATTGTGGGGTACGCATCTGACGGCACGCCCATTACCGCCGAGCAGGCGTTCTCCCGTCCTAACTTTGTACCGGGCCGTCCTGAAGGGCAAGTAAACGTCAGCACGCAATTTGCACCTAACCAACTGCCTGCGCCCAGCGCTGAAAGCACAATGGCTGGGGTTGCCGCCGAACGCGCGCGCGCGGCGCAGATGTCACGCACACTGGGCCAACAGACAGAAGTACAGCAAGCGGCGGCTGAAGCGGCTGCACGCAGGCCAACCGGCGGCGGTAGTGTGCTGGAATTTGACCCGATTACAGGCACGTACAAAGTCGGCGGCGCAGGCGTCAAAGGCGCTACGCCCGAGGTCTTCATGTCCGACACGGGCCGCAATTTAAATACCGCATCGCAAAAAGTGGCCGCTGGGCAAAATTTTGCTTTGTCAGCGGCTGAAAAAGTTGCATGGGAGAAAACCAAAGTTGACTTGGCTGCTGCTGCGCCAGAGTTGAAAGGTTTGTCTGACAAAGCTATTGCCAGCAAAATTATGGATCGGGAATGGGCCGATGGTGCTATTACCAAAGCCCGTCAGCAAGCGCAAGCGTTTGACGAGATTGCACAGAGGGGCGCCACTGATCTTGCTCGTCGTGCTGCTGCAAAAGAACGTGACATACGAATTGATGCGTTAAACACTTTGGAAGACCAACTGCGCGCGCCGCGTCCGACATCTTTGGGCGGGCAGGGGCCAAAGACCCGCGCTGCAATTCGCAATAAGTTAGCCCCGCAAGACAACCAAAACAAATTAGCGCCATAATGGAACAGCAAACCATTAACCTCATTCTTGGCGGCTGCATGGGTGTAGCAGGATGGTTTGCGCGTGAGTTGTGGACAGCAGTTCAAGACCTTAAAAACGACTTGTCCAAGCTGCCGTTGACCTATGTTGCTCGTATGGATTACAAGGACGATATGCGCGAGGTTAAGGAAATGTTGAGTAAGATTTTTGACCGGCTTGATAACAAAGCAGACAAATGATTAATGCGCCGGATCGTACTTTTTTTGGCTCTGGTCACGGTATCAGCCGCCCAGGACAAGCTGATTCTGAGTGCAGCGCCTCCACCATCCAAGGCCAAGCAGACAAGTTGCGCGGTGCAGGACTTGTACATCATAGGTTTGACAATGCACAATCCTGCGGAACGTCACAAGGCCATGCTAGAGTGGCTGGATAAGTCAAAGTGTAGTGCTGATGACTACGTTTTAATTTGGAATGCTTTACCTGAGTGGGCTGGTACTTCAGATAGCCCCATGTTACGGGCCAAGATTATGGAGAAGGCAAGATGACTGAATCATGGTTAGCACGCAACATCCAGCCGGTGACGGTGGTGTTCCTGCTATTCTCTTATTTTTTCTTTGCGTTGCTGTCCGTCTTTGAGATGGAGACTCGCGGCGCATACGTTGACCTACTAGGCCAGGCCATGATTATCGTGATTACCGCCATTTTTGCCGGTAAGACTGCCGAACGAATCGTAGACATCCGCACCAACAAAGGGGCAACAGATGGCACTTGACCCTGTATCGACGCTGCTTGAGATTGGCGGCAAAGTCTTAGACCGAGTTTTGCCTGACCCAGCGCAACAGGCTGCTGCCAAGCTAGAGCTAATGAAGCTCCAACAGAACGGCGAGTTGGCCCAGATTACTGGACAGATGGACATCAACAAGGTAGAAGCGGCAAGTTCTTCTTTATTTGTTAGCGGCTGGAGACCTAGCGTTGGTTGGGTGTGCAGTGCTGGCTTTGCCGTGCAGTTCATCATTGGCCCGTTGGCTGAGTGGGGCGCTGCGCTGGCCGGTCATCCAGTCAAGTTCCCGCAAATGGACACCGGAACCATGATGCCGTTGCTCTTAGGTATGCTTGGCCTAGGTGGTCTTAGGACTGCTGAAAAGCTGGCAGACAAGGCTGCAAAATGAAAGCAAAACTTACGTTCTTTGTGACCCTGATGGTCAGCTTCACTTTATGCGTGGTCGTCATTGGAATGGTCGGCGTACTTATGGCGGGTTTGTTCAACCCCATTGTGGACAATGCAGAAATCTTCAAACTGATTAGTCCGGCATTCCAAACCATTGTCGGCGGCTTTATCGGATTGCTGGCTGGTGTGAAATTGTCCCACGGCGAGGAGAATCTTAAATGAACTTGACAGAACACTTCACCCTTGAAGAACTGACCATCACAGACCATCGGGAATTTTTCAATGAACCTAATCCTAGTGAAAGAGCAAATCTTGTCCGCTTGGCTGAATTTTTGGAGCAAGTCAAAGTCGCTATTGGCGGCAAGCCGGTCATGGTTAATAGCGCGTTTCGCTGCAAAGAAGTAAACGATGCGGTTGGTAGCAAAGACACAAGCCAGCACCGTGTTGGTTGCGCTGCTGATATTCGCGTTCCTGGCATGA